AGATTTGTCAGATGCCCCCGGACATTTTAATGAAACAGATGAAAATGGAAACGGACTTTCTCCAATTTATGAAGTCAATCCTCGTGTATTAGAATTAAAAGATGGCATCAATGAAATGAGAGAAGCAATTAAATCTACATTTTACAATGATTTATTTGCAATGATATTGAATACTGCTGAAAGAGGAAGAACAGCAACAGAAGTAAATGAATTAAAAGAAGAGAAAATGGTTCTTCTTTCTCCATTACTTGAACAAATTCACAGAGCATTAAAACAAATTCTTGAATGGATTTTTTATGAAGAGTTGAGAGTTGGAATATTGCCTGAAATTCCGCAAGAGTTAGAAGGTCAAGAAATAGAAATGGAATTTACTTCAACACTTGCACAAGCAATGAAAGCACAAAACATTGCATCAATGGAAAGATTTACAACATTTGTTGCAAATATGGGGCAAGCAATTGACCCTATTCTTCTGAAAAAAATTCAAGGAGAAAAGATGATTGATGATTATGCAGATTTCGCAAACATTGACCCTGCTCAAATTACTCCAACAGAAGATATTATGAAATATCGTGCAGCAATGGAACAAAAGCAACAAGCAGCAGAACAGATGCAAGCAATGCAACAAAGTTCAGAAATGGTTAAAAATATGGGCGGAGTTGATGCATTTGGTGGTGAGTTGATGCAAAGACTTGGGATGGGCTAATGAATTATACAGATGAACAAATAAAAGACATTGTTAAAAATGTTATTCAAACTCCATCAGGTTTTGAGTTTATTGAAATTCTTCTTGATAGACTTGGAGCATTTGAGAGAGGATGCAACTTTCAGAACATTGAGCAGGAATATTTCAACAAAGGGAAAAAAGAGCAGGGATTATGGCTTTTAGATTTAGTTAGAGAAAGTCATTTTAATAATTTTATAGAGATACAAAGAAAAAGGAGAAATGAAAAATGTCAGAAAATGAAGCAATTACAAGCGGATTAGGTGGAACAAGTGATGTTGGAAATTCTGCGGATGCGGCAGATGTAACAACAAATGAGAACACAAACAATCTTGCTGATGCAGCAGATGGTGTTCAAGATGGTGCAGATGTAAATCCGCCATCAAATGATGGAGAAGATGCAAATGATGCATTCGGTGCTCCGGAAAATTATGATTTTAAAGATGTTAGTTTACCAGAAGGATTTCAGATTGACAATGAATTGGCAGCAAAATTTGCTCCACTCGGCAAGGAATTAAATCTATCTCAACAATCTGCAAACAAATTGGCAAATCTTCTTGTTGAATATCAGCAACAGCAACTCGCTTCGGTGAATGAAAAATTTGCTGATTACAAAAAACAGGAAGAACAAGCAATCCAATTAAGTTACGAAAAGTTGTTGAACACAGACAAAGAAATTGGCGGTGGTAATGCAGCAAAAATGAATGCTTTTATTGATGTTGCAGATGTTGGTTACAATTCATTTGCTTCTGATGAATTGAAATCCGTACTCCATAAATTACATCTTGACTATCATCCTGCGGTTATCAAACATTTTCACAGACTTGGAAAACTTTGCGGAAATGACAGCATAACTAAAACAGGAAGTCCGTCAGGTGTGAAACAGGATGCGGCAGATATTCTTTATGCGGCAAGTTCAAAATCTGAATAACAAAGGTAATTAAGTAATAGGAAAAAATATAAGGAGAAAAATTATGGCAACAGTAGGAAACACTTACTTAACATTGAAAGACATGTATTCACAAATGGAAGGTGATGGAAAAGTAACAGCAACAATTATTGATTTGTTTGTTCAATCTAACACTCTTCTTGAAGATGCAATCACACTTGAATGTAATGATGGCACTTCACACAAAACAACAGTTAGAAATGGTTTACCTGACCCTGAATTTAGAAAATTCTATCAAGGTGTAAAATGTCAAAAAGGTGATTACACACAAGTAACTGATACAACATCAATGCTTGATGATTATTCACTTGTTGATAAAAAACTTGCTGACTTGAATGGAAACACTAATCAATTCAGATTGAATGAAGCAGAAGCACACATTCAAGGTATGAATAACAAAGTTCAAACAAATGTATTCTATGGCAATCAAGGTCAAAATGATGCAGCATTTGATGGTTTGGCAACTCGTTATAATAAAATATCTTCAACAAAAGGTAATATCGGTTATCAAATTATATCAGCAGGTGGTGCAGGTAATGACAATACTTCAATTTGGTTTGTAACTTGGGGTGATAAACACACTCACTTGTTATATCCAAAAGGAAGCAAAGCAGGTTTACAACATGTTGATAAAGGACAAGTAACAGCAGAAGATGCTTCTGGTAACAACTTTGAAGCATACAGAGATTACTTCTCTTGGGATGTTGGTCTAACTGTTAGAAATTACAGAGCAAATGGTCGTATTGCTAACATTGATGTTTCTGATTTATCAGGTGCAAGTGCTGCTGACTTAATCTCTTACATGGTTAAGATGTATCACAGAATTAAAAAACATGCAAAAGGTGGTAAAACAGTTATCTATGTAAATGAAACAATTGAAACTTATTTACACTTACAAGCAATGGCAAAAAATAATGTTCAATTAACAATTGACCAATATGCAGGAAAACCTGTTGTATCATTCTTGGGTATTCCTGTTAAATGCTGCGACCAAATTCTTGATACAGAAGCAGTTGTTTCTTAATTAGAAAATACTTCTTTTTCATAGGAAAATCCATAACAGAGGATGACAGTATCTCTTAAACTCTCTGTCATGTTTATAGAAATAAAATATAAGGAGAAATAAAAATGTTATTCGATAAGGAAAATTTATTTTCAGAAAATCAAGCAATCACAGCAGATGCTGCATCAACAAATATTGTTGAATTTGCAAAAGGTACTTTAAAAGAAATTGCTTTTGGTAAACCTATTCCATTAAGAATACAAGTAACAGAAGCATTCACAGTTTCAGGAACAGTATCAGTTGAAATCAAAGTTCAAACAGATGATAATGCTGCATTCTCATCTCCAACAACTTTGGCAACAACAGGTGCAATTAGTTCAACTTCATTAGTTGCAGGATATGTTGCTCCTATTAACTTCATACCAAAAGGCAATGAAGGATATATGAGAATATATTATGATGTAACTATTTCAGAAGGTGGAAGTATCACAGCAGGTAAATTCACAGCAGGTGTTGTGGCTGCAAATGATGGTTCTTTTCAAGATATGTAGTTGAGGAGATGGCAGGGGCATAATTTTATGCTCCTGCTTTTTCAAGGATAAAAAATATTAAAAGGAGAATAATAATGGCACAGGAAATTAAATTAAATATTGAAGCAGAAGGAATGCAGCCGGAAGAAAAATATAAAGAGTGGGAAATTGAAGATGCTGCAAGAACACTCATGAGAGCAGAAGAAATCAAGGGAGATGCAGAATTGATGAAACTTGTTGCTCCAAAACTTCAAAAAACTGCAAAGGCAGCAGTTAATGCAGCAAAAGTATTATATGGAAAAGAAGGAGAAAATAATGAAGGTTAGAGTTTTAGAAAATGCTTGGTACGATTTAAAGTATTTAAAAGCAGGTGATATTATTGATTACAAATGTGAAAAAGGAAAAAACCTTCCATCTTGGGCAACTCTTGCAGATGGCATTGAAACCAAAAAAGGAAACAAAAAAGCAGATAAAGATATAAAAGATGTTCCGTCAATTGATGCAAAAGAATTGGACAATGTTGGACAAAAAGATGCAGATACAAATGAAACTCCTGTAAAACCTGATGAAAACAAAAATGATGGTTTGGACAATGTTGGACAAGATGCTCCGGAAGATAAAACTGAAATTGAAAAAGCAGAATATCTTGATGAGTTAATCAATGAAGGAATTGAAAAAGGTATTTTAATTGAAGATGCTGACAAGAAATCTGTTGATGAACAAATTGCAGAACTTGAAAAAGCATTAAATAAATAAGGGGAATTAGTTATGTGTATAATAAGCGCAACTCTTGGAACTGTATTAGGAGTTACTGCTGCAATTGTTGGTATTGCTTCTGCTGCCGCAAGTACAGCAATTGGAATAACTTCTTCTGTACAGCAAGGTAAACAACAAGAAGCATATTATAATTATCAAGCACAAGTTGCGGAAGAGAATGCAAAAATTGCTCAAAGCAATGCTGCACTTGAAAGGCAACAAGGTATTGAAGAAAGCAGATTGCAAAGAATAAAAACTGCACAAGCGGTTGGCTCTCAACAAACTGCAATGGCTGCAAATGGTGTTGATGTAACACAAGGAACAGCACTTGATGTTATTGAAGATACTGCTGCAATGGGTGAATTAGATGCACTTCAAACTCGTTATAACTATGAAAGAAAAGCAATCCAATATGAGCAACAAGCAAATAATTTCACAAATCAATCAAACTTGGATATTATTGCCGGACAAAATGCTTATTCAGCAGGGAAAATGAATGCTCTTGCAGGTGGAATTAAAGCAGTTGAAAAAGCAGGTTCAGTTGCAACTAAATGGTTTGTTTAAGGAGTAAACAATGGGAATT